GTAATAAGGCATTCTCAACACCTTTATCTAGCGTGATTTCTTCCTTTTCTTTTTTTTGGCTATTATAAACAAAAAAACTCAATTTAACACAACCCTTTTGACTGCGACTTTATTTATGTAATTTGGATATAATCTAACTACCTTTTCTTTTTCTTTCGGTATGATAGTATCCACTTCAATCACTTTAAGCCATTCGCCAACAAACACTCTATCATCTTTCTTTAAGTTAACGTTTGTGTTCGTTTCGATAACGACTGATTTCTTTTCTACAATTACGCCGTTTTTATACTCGTGATTTTTTCTACTGATTAAATCATATTGTAATGCTACTACACCATTGACTGTATCAGGATCTTGCGTTCTTGGTACGCTTCCTAACTCGGTGTATCTCTTGGCTTCTAAATACCAACCTTTAAATGTTCTCATACTAAAACTCCTCTTCGGTTGTTCTAACCTCGTATAGTATAGCATCCGTGAAATAGTTTGCCCTTAAAATACTGCCGTGTACTGCGTTTTTAATTGTTTGTGGTACTTTTTCCCAACCACTCTCATCACCATAGTTAAAAGTGGCTTCTATGTATCTTAAAACGTAATTCTCCCATGCTTTAGTCCATTGTGCGTTTTTCTTAATGAGATAACTCATCGCACGTTGTGTTTCAAATGGTTTATCTACATATAAGTAATCTCTTGCTTTTTGTGTTAAGGACATAATTGTTCCTTGTGCCAATTCGAGATTACCCTTTTCTAAAACGATATCAATACCTGTGTTTGCTTTAAAGAAATCTGGTGTTGGTACTGAAACGTGTAAATCGGTGTTATATATGCTATTCATATGTCCTCCTTTTAAAAGAAAGGGCTAGGGCGTAAACCCCAACCCTTATCGTTGATTAGTTATTATGCTGCTGCAGATGCGTCATGAATCTTCAATAACGCACGTTTTGGATTTGTAAGCTTGAAGCCTGATACGATTTCAACTTGTGCTAATGAGCCATTGAAGTCGATAGCATCTACTACTCTTACAAGTTCAACCGAAGTAACGATTGAGAATGCGTCTGAATCATACATGATGTATTCTAGTTCATCGTCTGCGGTTACCCAAGTGATGTCGGTTGTAGTACCGTTAACGTCAGTGATGACTTCGCCGTTCGCTACTGCCACACCAAGTGATTCGTATTCAAATACGTTAAGACCTGCAATACGACCTACCATACCATCTGCGACCGCTTGGTCTGATAATTGTGTTGAACGTTGGAACTCAGGTGCTTTAAGTAACTTAGCATATGTGCTAGGAGATACGATTAAAACGTTTGGATTCGCTTTTTGGTCTCTTAATTTTTTACGAGAGTTAACGATTGTATCATAGATGTCAGAGCCGTCTGTTGCTGTAACTGTTAGGATGTTATCATCTAACAAGATACCTGCTTCAAGTGCTATAGATTTAGCAGCGGTTAAGTTCCATCCTGCTCTTACTTCTTGTAAGCCTGCTTCTAGTTCAGCAGCAGCGATTGGATAAGCAACTGATCCTGCAGTCGCACCATAAATCTTGCGTGAACGATTAAATTGTTTGTTGAGTGAAATTGTTACGATCGAATCTTGAACAACCGCGTGTGTAAAGTCTGCACCAGGTGCGGTTGGTGTTACTGTTCCAATACCTGGCTTATGAACCATGATTTGTCCTGCTGGTCCAATTTGATACTTGTCAGTAAATGTGATACCTGGTTGGAACACGTTTGCTGCGAATAAATTAGGTTCTACTAATGCGGAATATTTGTCATCTACTGTATGACCTGTTGATGCTGGGTATAAAAGTGGCATATGTTATTCTCTCCTTATTTGCCTTTATTTTTGTTGTAGATACGAACAAACTTAGATTGTTCCATGTATTTTTCTTGCTCTGTTTTAGCAAGTCCTGGCTTGTCTCCTTGTATGTCGTTGTGTTGAGTTCCAATATTGGCGTTAACAAATAACCCACCATACTGTTCTTTGACTGCTTTAAGCCCACTCTTGATGTCTCCATCTTTTGCTTTGACTTTAGCAAGTGCTAAGACCTCTTCTAAGTTTTCGGATTTGAACCCTAAACCAAGTGCTTCAATCTTAATTTGATATTCTGATTCTTTTTGTTCTAACTCAAGTGCTTTCTTTGAAGTCTCTTCGTACTTAGTTTTAAGCGATTCTACTTCTTGTGACTGGTTACCTAACTTTTCCTTTAACATGGTTAGGCCGTTCTCATCGAATAAATTGACACTAAATGTCTTTGATAAATCTCTTAACACTTCTGCTACGTTTACTTTCTTAGGCTCTTGTGTTTCTTGAACGTTTGCCTGTGTGTTTTCAGTGTTTTCAGTTCCCACTTGGATATTTTCATCCATTGTAATTCCTCCCATTTAAAGCCTGTCGGCTATTGTGTGCTTCTACCTAATGTAGAATTGTGTGTATCATAATAAGGCATCTAAGCCTATAAAATTAAGCGTTTGTTGTACGTTTGGTATAAACATACCCATTTGTTGTAATCTTGCCATTACCTCTAGGCCTCTTATATCGACTAGGCTAAAGATTTCTTCATCCGTTACTTCATCATCGTTTTTGAATGGTAATGAGCCTATCTTCTTATAAGGTACTCTAGGTCTTCTTAACTTGCTCCATACGAAATGTCCTTTTGAATTAGAATTAAGCATGGCATCAAATAAGTCGGCTTTGTTTGTATATTTATACATTGATCCATTATGAAACCTTATCACCAAGTCCTTACCACTGACACCAATAGCCGATACGTTACTCGATAACACCCATTGAAGACCGTTATTTGCTAACTGTATCTTCTCGCTTGGGTTCATGCGATAACGTTTGTACTCTCGGTTTTTATCTTCTAGTAATATCATTCAATCACGTCAGTTTCTTCTACCTCTTCGGTTTCTTCGACTTCTTGTGGTTGCTCTTGGGCTGGTGGTTGGATTTCTTCTAAAGTTTCTTGAACAAACTTCTTATAAACTAACTCTTCTTCTTTGGTGAACACGTTGATGCCGTTTTCTATCTTAATATTAACTCTCATTAACGTTTTCTCTTCTTCGGTTAAATAATCGTGTATGTAATCGACTGCGCTCTTAATATCCCATGACTTACCTGCTATACCTGCAGTTGCAATAGTAGTCTTGTCGGATATTGTTTGTATCTTGTAGTCGTTAAAGATTGTTTTAATCGTGTAATCTATTACCGCTTTACCCATTCTATAATCATCAAGCTTCAACATGAGTTCAAATAACTTATTAAGTGTTTTCTCCCACATATCAACTTTCTTTTCTCTTGTGCGAATTGAAGTCTTCTCTCTAAGCTCTTGAGATGATTCACTAGCCGATGTGCTTTCTAATCCAGTAACACCGACTGTTTGTGGTGATAGACCTGCATTGTTTAGTACGCTCTCCATTAACTTCTTATAAGTTTCGATATACTTCTCAGAATGTATATCACCTTGTACCATCTCTGGTTTAGTTGGTTTTTCTTTTTCTCCGATACCACTATTAAAGATAATGAAGTCTTTTTTTAGTGATGGTTGCATATAAACTTTGCCATTCACATCGACTGGTAATAAATCACTCGGCCAGAAGTTCTTTATCTTACCATCTCGGAACTCTTGTACCATTGTTGATATAACTTCATCAATCGCATCAAATAATCCATGAGAACCACTATAATCGCTCTCGCCTAACTTAGAACCTCTAAACTCGCTATTAGGCAGTTTGTTAGGTTTGTATAGTGAAAACTTCTCATATACCCCAGTGAATGTATAGTCTTTAAGGTCTTTAGTTTCTTCTAAGTCGCTAAGACTAGCAGTAGTCCATGTTTCACCACTTAGTTTGTATAGTTCATACCTAATGTATCCACCAGCGTTTCCGATACCGTAGTGTTCTTTTAGCTTGAATGTTACATCACCACGATGGAAATACTTAATAAATATATCTTCTACAATTCTACCTGCTTCTACTTTGAATTCGTATTCTTCTGGTTGGATAATTTCTAATATTGGAAACGAATACTTCTGACTAACTGATAGTTTGAATGCTACGCCACCGCTCCACGATTCCGTTTCGATGGCTTCGTGTAATTGGGTGTTAAAAGCATTCTCATCTAAGACATATGTTAGTCGTTGTTCGTTTTCTTCATCTCGATCAGTTAAAGTGTCATCTAGGTATATACCCCACTCATAACCGTTTGACATGATAAGGTCAACCATTTTCTCGCTTATAAGTTGTGGAATGCCTGAGTGTATCTTACGAACGTTTAGACCGTCTGTGTTAGTTGCCCAAAAATAGTTAAGCTCATCCGATGTCATCTCATCCACTTTGAATGATTTAAGGTCTCTTTGATATAACTTCTTTAGTTCCAGGTCATTACCGCCATACCAAGTAGAGTTAATAAGCAACGTTCGAGTATATCTATCTCGTAGCGTTTCTTTTCTTCCAGGTGCTAGGTGAGTGTTGTACTCAAATTGACCGTTGGGCTTATTGGATTCTTTTTTCTTTCCTATCCCTAAAAATGCCATATCTCAATCTCCTTATTTTAACATTTGTTGTATCATCGGTGTTATGCTATATTCAAAACTGTCTATTCGGTCTTTATACA